TCCATTAGCGTAATAGTGCCGCCCGCCGGGTTGGCCAATTATTCAGTGAACAACCTGGTATGTTTTACCAAGGACACGCCGGACGTTAGCCTTGGGACTGACCTTTACGCTGCATATGCCAGCGCGGCTGAAGTCGCAACGGCGTGGGGAACGGATAGCAATACCTACGCGGCGGCGGTATCGGTTTTCAGCCAGTCGCCCAATATCCTAACTGGCGGCGGTTTGTTTATTGTCGTGCCCATGTTAGCTCAGGAAGTCCTTGCCACGGCGCTTGTTCGTGCCGCCGGGTACTTCTATTATGGCGGCGCCGCCGCGACCTTTGCGGGCGGTATTACCGGTTCGACCGGACCCACGGGACCAATTGCGGAATCACTTGAAGCAGCGGCTACCGCGCAAACTCTCGGCAAGCTAGTGTTTTTTGCGGAAACCGAAGCGGCTACCTATGGCGACAACGGATTAGGTTATGAAGTCCAGGACGCGAGTTACACCAAGTCGCGGGTCCTTTTTCACACCAACCATGCACAAGCCGAAGCCCTAAAATGGGGTTATGCAAGCCGTGGAATGTCAACAAACTTCGCTGGCAATAATACCACTTCGACCATGCACCTCAAAACCTTGGTTGGCGTGACGGCTGACACCGCTATCACCCAAGCAATCCTCACTAGCCTGATTGCGGTCGGCGCGGATTGCTATCCCAATGTTGCGGGCGTGGCAGCGGTTTTTTGTTCCGGTGAAAACGGCTTTTTTGATGATATTTATAACCTGATTTGGTTGGTCGGCGCGCTTGAAGTCGCTGGTTTTAATTACCTGCGGACTTCGGGGACAAAGATCCCGCAGACCGAATCGGGTATGGACGGACTAAAGGCGGCTTATCGCCGGGTATGTATGCAATCCGTGACCAACGGTTTTGTTGCTCGAGGGACCTGGACGGGGTCCGACACCTTTGGTGACCCGGAAACTTTCAATCGGAATATTGGCGACCTTGGCTATTATGTTTATAGCCTACCCGTTGCGCTGCAATCAGCGGCGGACCGGGCGGACAGGATTGCCCCGGTCATTCAGATAGCTGTGAAGTATGCTGGCGCAATTCATAGCTCGGACGTTATCGTTAATATCAACGCTTAAAACCCTTTAAAAAAGGATTAAAAACATGTCAACGGTAGGAACTTTTTCATTATGCGGCGCTGACACCATAACCATTGCCGATCGGTTATTGACCGACCTGGCGGCGGGCGAAGTAGCAAAACTATCCTATGCGGCTGAATTGGCGACCGTAAAAGCGGGTAAGAACGGCAACACAATTTACGTTCAAAACGCTGCGGGTTTCCAGGCGGCCTTGGAATTGCGGGTTATCAGGGGAAGCAAAGACGACCAATTTTTGCAATCCGAAGTGACCGCATACCGTGAAACCCCCACGCTTTACGTTGTGAAAAATTGCACGTTGGCCAAAGCCGTGGGCGACGGCGCGGGGACAGTGGTCACTGACACCTATACGCTAACTGGCGGCGTGCCAAGCAAACAAGTGGAAGTGGTCGTCAACCTCGAAGGCGACACCGAACAGGCGTTGTCGGTCTATACTTGGATCTTCGGTAGCACAACAAGGGCAATTGGCTAATGGAAAAGGTCAATCTGCCTTCGGGCGCTATCCTTGAATTGGACCTCCTATCGTTCGCGGACGCGTGGGAGGTCACGCAGTTATTGACGGCGGAGCTTGAAAAAATCAACGTGGACTTAAAATCTATAGATTTTTCAAACGTCCAGGCGACCGACATCGTCAATTTAAAAGGCCCAATATGCGCGGTTTTATCTAATAAGCAGATAACCGCCATAGCGAACGCTTGTTTTAAGAAATGTATCTATAATGGGTTAAGAATTGATGCTAATACATTCGAGAAAAAAGAAGCGCGGGCGGATTATTTACCAGTCGTTTTCCACGCCCTGCGTGCTAATGTCACCCCTTTTTTCGCAAATCTCCTTTCGTTTTTAGAGAAGAAATAAGGGCGACCGACAAGCAAAATTCACCCAAAATAGATATCAAAATGCCTTATGACCGTTTTGTAATAATGGAATTATCGGCGGCAGGTTTTGGTAGTCCTGGCGTTTTGATAAATGAACGTGTTGACCTTATAATTGATGCTTATGACTACCTCACTTTTAAGGTAAGATACGAAAACCAGTGTTATCTACTAAGGGAAAAACACAATGCAACTCGGTGAATTATTTGTTAGCCTTGGTTTTAAAAGCAAAGGGACGACCGAAATAAACGTATTTAATTCGGCTGTTGGTGCGTCCAAAGAATCCGTAGACTTGCTATCGGCGGCAATGGAAAAGATGATATTTTTGCTTGAGGAAATGGCGGTCACTTCCGGCGCTATCACACGCGAGCAATTGACTAAAATTAAGCTAAAAGAAAAGGAAGCCAAGGCGATTGATCAAACCGAGAAGTCTGAAAAAAAGGACAACAAAACCAAAAGGGACAAAGTCGGTATCCTATCGACTGTCAATAAAAAAATGAGGGACTATTGGGGAAACCTGGCAACCGCACGCCTGCAATTGATCGGCGGTACTAGCGCGCTGGTTTATTTTACCAAAAAGGCTTCGGACGCGGCGGTCCATATCGACAGGATAGCAACGCTCACAGGATTGTCCACGGGTAAAATCCAAGAATTGGGTGATATGGCGGCACAATCCGGGGGAAGCGTTGACGATATCGCTGGCGCCGTGGCTAACTTCCAGAAACAGTCGGTTGACATAATGCTTGGTCGCGGCGGGAATATAGGGGTATTTCAATTCCTTGGTATTGACCCTCATCAGGACCCGCTTAAAATCTTAGATCAGCTATCGATTAAGCTAAAAACCATGCCACGCGCCTTGGGCGTGACAATGGCGAAAGACCTTGGGCTATCTGAAGAACTCATTTATATGCTTATGAACAAGGAGAATATCAAACCAGCGGACCCCCAAACCTTTGTTACCGAGAGGGAATTAAAGCGGTTAAAGGACTTCAATTTCTATTTCAATCGGGTATTTGAACAAGGCAAGCGGGTTATGATGAAGTTTGCCGCCGCGTTGACGCCTATTACCCGCCTGGTAGTGTACTTTTTCGACCGGACGGGTTCAATGTTTGCGGACTTATTGACCAACATGAATCCATTTTTTCAAAAACTTGAAAAATACCTACCTTGGTTGGCGCTATTGGGCGGCGCTATCTTTGCGGCGTTTTTCCCCTTGTTGACAGCCCTGACAATCATTGCGCTTGCAATGGAAGATATTTGGGGTTATATGCGCGGCGACGACAGTCTTTTTGGTCGCTGGTTAAAGCAAGTACAGAATATTAATGGGGCTATGCGCACCGCTTTAGAGCTTTTAATGTGGGCGGCTTCCATTACGTTTGGCGGCGATGAAGCGCGTTGGCTGGCTATGGTCGATGAAGGCATGGTTAAGGTTAGAACGGCGATGAATAAAATGGGTATCGCCGTGGACGCCGAAGGTCAGATGACTATGCCAACCGACAAATTGATGGGCGATTTCACAGCGGGACGCGGGACGGTCCTATCAAAACCCTTTGGCGCTATTGGATCAAACAAATCAGTGACCAATAATATCAGTCCAATTTTTAACGTGACGGTAGTCGAATCCAAGGACGCGGGAGCGACCGCGCGCGAAGTCTATAACCAGATAGCGGCAGGGACATTCTGGCAGGCGGTCAGGGGGGAACAATGAGTTTATTGAACACCATTAGCGGCGCCAGCGGATTGATTGGCGTTGGCAGTTCGGCGCTATCGACTATAGGCTTGGGCGCGGCGTTAATCACACCGCAAAAGGGCAAGCGCGGGATTGAAGGTTTTTTAATGGATATCCCGATATCGGAAACCGTCAATTACAACGCGCAAATAACGGACCACTACGTTGAAGACAATACTTTCATTCAGGACCATGTTGCCATTGAACCGATAAAAATTACGCTGGTTGGCAAGGTTGCGGAACTGGTAGTTTCAAAACCCGCCGCCCTAGCCTTTGCTTCCGCCGTCAGCGAACGCCTGGCGCCGTTGGGCGTCTTTAGTCCAGGTCAGCGTCAGAAGGCTACGGACGCGATTGCGACCGCCGCCGTGGCCCTGTCAGCTATCGACAGCGCGACCGCCGCTTTAAATGATTTGGGCGGACTTTTTAGCGATGATTTGGGCAAAAACAAGCAACAAAACGCCTTTAAAAAATTCGAGGGTTGGTTTAATACCCGCGCAATTATATCAGTGGAAACGCCCTGGCGGACCTATACCGATATGATCATAGAATCATGGTCAGCGGAACAGGGGGAGGAAAGCATATACGAATCAACTTTTACCCTTAATTTCAAACAAATGAGGTTTGTTAGCACGTCAATAAATACCGGCAAACTTTTTGGGCGCGTTAAAGAACAATCGGCGGTCGAAGTCCCCAAAGGCGTCCCCGGACAGACCGCGACAACGAGCGTTGAATTGGGCAAATTCACAGGATGGTTATCGAAATGAAAAAAATAACGTCCCTATCAGTAGATCCAAAGCAAAAGTTTAGCTTAACCATACCGGGTTATAGTGCTTTGGAAATCAGGTTGGAATTTAAACCACAACAATATGGCTGGTTTTTAAAAGCAACGTGGGGGACATGGGGAATCGATAACGAACGCGTGGTTTTTTCACCCAATTTGTTATGGCAATGGAAGGACACGTTGCCGTTTGGTATCGGTATTTGGGGACCTGATATCTTGGACCCCTTTGCCGTGGACGCCTGGACAACGGGTTGGGAATTTTATCTTTTAGATGACACCGACAAGGCGACGATAGAGGCATATTATGTCAGACCGTAAATTTTACAGAAGATTTATCCTACTGACTGAAATAGCCAGCGAATTGGACGAAGGCGAATTTATCAAAATATCATCGCCTATGACCGTTGAATTTGAAATAACACGCAACAATTTGGCTAAGGTTAATGAAGCGTCTTTTACGGTTTATAACCTTGGGGAAGATACCCGCAATGAGATTTACAAGGACGTTTGGAATATAAACGACCAACGCGCCGTCCAGTTTTTTGCCGGATATGCTGAGAAGGTTGGCGACTTATTGCCTTGTTGTTTTACGGGGACTATCCGCCGCGCCTATTCGCACCGCCAAGGGACCGAAGTTAGGACCGTTATTGAAGCATTTGACGGCAACGTGTCCTTGGGAATGCCAACCAACGGTATCACATTACCAGCGCGAACACCGTTGCCAGTGGTTATTGATACCCTGGCCAAAGGCATGACGGGCGTTGACAAGGTCACCGTAGGGACTATGTTGCCCGTCCTTGCGCAGCGTGCTACGGCAATGTTCGGCGACCCAATGGAAAAATTATCGCAATTGACAAATAACGGTTTTTATATCGATTCGGGCGCCGCCTATGCGCTAGGTCCAAAGGACGTATTGCAAGGCGAAATCATTCTGATTGACAAAAATAACGGATTGATAGGGACGCCCAAAAAATCTGAAGTTATGGTTGAAATAGAAATGCTTTTTGAACCCCGATTAAAGCCGTCCCAATATATTGAGCTAAAGTCAGAAACCGAACCACGCTTTAATGGGGACTACAAGGTCACGGGATTGATTCACCGAGGGACAATATCGAACGCAATTTGCGGCGATTGTCGTTCGATTGTGACGCTTCAGCGGCTTGATGAAAGTAGTCTCGTCTATGACCCTGTAACTCTTGAATATAGGACGATAGAACATGACTGATAACGGCCTGCCAAAAAGTGACGTGTCGCTTATTGACGTATTAAATAAATGGCGGCGTGACACCATGCTTGGAATGTATTGTGTCCAGGTTGGCAAAATTGTCGAATACAAAGCGGGGACGAACACCGCCAAGGCGACAATCCTTTTTGACCGTCAATTGGTGACGGGCGCTATTATTAAATATCCGGTCCTTGATGACTGTCCGGTTTTCACGCTGGCGGGAGGATCCTCTTTTGTATCCTGTCCGATCCAACCGGGGGATGAATGCCTGATACTTTTTAACGACCGCAATATAGACAATTGGTGGGTATCTGGCCAAACGGCGGTTCCGCCGGACGGTCGCGTGCATGATATCGCTGACGGTATCGTCCTGGTTGGCATTAACAGCATGGCGAACGCGCGGGCGACACCGCTAAACAGCTTGTGCATTAACGGCGGGTCAAAAAAGATATCGATAAAAAACAATTCAAAAACATTTTTAACTATCCTTAACGCCCTGATTGACGCCTTAACGGCGGGACAGACCGCCAATTGTGTGAACGGAGCTCCCGTGAATACCTTTGGAATAACCGGGTCAGCGTCCCAATTGGCGCTTGCGCAAGTTAAGACGGATATCGCGGCTTTGTTTGATTTGGGGGCAACATGATATTTAGGGCATTAACAGCGGACGGAGATTGGAAATTTGGCGCCGGTCGGTCGAACTACGCGCGGGGGGACGCGGCGACCTTTTTAAATGTTGCGACCACGCTGAAGACCTTTTTAGGTGAATGTTTTTATAACCCTGCGGTCGGACAGGATTGGTTTTCGTTGATAAATGAGCGCAACAAGGACATAGTGACACTAGCAATTAAAGCGGCAATTTCGGGTTGCGTTGGCGTGACCCGCGTGCGGGAAATCGAATATACTTATAGCGCCTCAAGGTCGCTAGTTATAAAATATTACCTTGATACCCTTTACACCACGAACAATATCGGGACGGTGACAATATGACTAGCAATTATATCGATATTACCGGACTTCACCTTCAATCATTGGCTGATATTGTCGTCGAATTGGAAGACGGTTTTAAAACCATATACGGGACTGACGTTAATGTTGATCCCAATTCCCCTGACGGTCAGATGATTAATCTTTTTGCCCAGGCTAAAATCGATATCCTGGACTTGATATCGTCAGTCTATGGGTCTTTCTCACCGACTTCGGCTATTGGGACCGCCTTGGACCAACGGTGTGCTATCAATGGCGTGACGCGCCAGGCGGCAACGCATACAACGGTTGCAGTGATAGTTGAAACCGACCAAATAGTAGCCTTGAGGGGGTTAAGCGAGGGGGACGGCAATTATTTTACCGTTGCAGACGACGCGGGAAATCTTTTTTACTTGACGACTAGCGCAAGTACCGGCGTTGGCAATACCACAATGAATTTCACCGCCGCCGAAGCGGGCGCGATTGAAGTATCACCCAATTCGATCCAAACGATTAGTACCATAACCTATGGGGTTTTGTCCGTTGACAACGCTGGCGGCGCCCTGGTTGCGGGTATCGGCGAAGAAACTGACGCCGACCTACGTTTAAGGCGTGCCTTTTCGGTTGCCAACCCGTCAAGTGGTTATCGCATAGGCTTGGAAGGCGCGTTGCTTGCGTTGGACGGTGTCGCTGACGCCAAGGTCTATGAAAACTACACTGACACAACGGACGCTGACGGTATCCCTCCCCATTCAATTTGGTGTGTCACTGACGGCGGAACCGCAGCGGAAATAGCCGAACAAATCTATTTACGCCGCAATGCTGGTTGCGGTATGACGGGAGCTGAAACTGAAAACGTGACCGAATTAAGCGGCGCGCTTTTTCCGATAAAATATTCGGAAGCTGACCACGTTGATCTTTATATTGACTTGACAGTGACAAGCCTGCTTAGCACTCATGCGATTGACGATGACTTTATAAAACAAGCGGTTTTTGATGCTATCAGTTATGGCATTAACGAAACCGCCGACTATTCGGCAATATGCAGCGCGGTTAAATTGGCCGATCCATATGCAGTTATCACTGATGGAGGGGTAAGCGAAAAAAACAGCGACTTTCACCCATACTTGGCGCCCGATACCATTGATCAGGTTTGGGACGTGTCTTTGGCAAAAATAACCGTGACTGTGGTGTAATATGACGACTGACCTTGAAAATACCGTCCAATATTATAGGGATTTATTGCTATATCAATATATCAACGCGCCAAAGGCTTGCGCCACAATTGACTTGTTGGTCAGCCAGGCGCTCGTTGATCTATTGCCTATTGCAGTTAACGCCGCCTTTGATATCGAAACCGCCACGGGGACGCAATTGGATATCCTCGGTGAATATATCGGTTTTGATAGATATGTGGTTGCATTAGTCCCCCGCGATTATTTTGTCCTTGACGAATATATCACGGGACCGGCGAATCACTATGGATTGACGACCTATGCGGACGCGGCGGCTAATATAGCTGTTTCTATGTCATCATATGTTGTTTATTTGGACGCTAATTTTGCGCTTGAAGACGAAGAGTACAGGTTGCTTTTGAAGCTAACTATCCTTTTAAATCAGTCCCAAAACAGCACGTCAGAAATTGCAAGCACAATTTACACGTCATTTGGCGCGGAATTGGTCATGTCTGATCAACGTGACATGTCCATTAGCTATTTCGTGACGGAAAACA